AAATTATTGTTAGTTTAGAATCTGATTCTAACACAAAACTAGATTGGCTCTTGGATCAAACTGAGAAGTGGTGTCAAGACAAAGCACTATATCTTGCGATCATGAAGTCAATCCAAATTATGGATGAAAAAAATGGATCAATCTCCAAAGGAAGTATACCGACAATTCTTACTGACGCTCTCGGCGTCTCTTTTGATACCCATATTGGTCATGACTTTATTGATGATGCCGATGAACGCTATGAGTTCTACCATAGAAAAGAAAAGAGAGTGCCGTTTGATCTCGACTACTTTAATGTCATCACGAACGGTGGTTTACCAAACAAGACCCTCAACATTGCCTTGGCCGGAACCGGAGTTGGCAAAAGTCTATTCATGTGTCACTGTGCAGCCGCCAATCTCTCAAGAGGCGATAATGTCCTATACATCACGCTCGAAATGGCAGAAGAACGTATTGCCGAAAGAATTGATGCGAACCTACTAGATGTTGATATTCAAACACTAGAGTTGATGCCAAAGCAGACTTATGATTCTAAGATGGAGAAACTTAAATCTAAGGTTAAGGGTAAACTTATTATCAAAGAATATCCTACAGCATGTGCAGGGTCAGCGAACTTCCGTCATCTTCTTAATGAATTGCGTATTAAGAAGAACTTTGAACCAGACATTATTTATATTGATTATCTAAATATTTGTCTATCATCGAGGATTAAACATGGAGCAAACGTCAATTCCTACACGCTCGTCAAAGCAATCGCCGAAGAACTTAGAGGTCTTGCAGTCGAATACGGCGTTCCTATCGTGTCAGCAACACAGACAACTCGTTCGGGATATTCGAATAGCGACGTGGGACTTGAAGACACATCAGAATCTTTCGGTCTACCAGCCACTGCTGACTTCATGTTCGCCCTCATCTCGTCAGAAGAACTGGAATCGCTCAACCAAATTATGGTTAAACAGCTTAAAAATCGTTACTCCGACCCTAGTTCTAATCGGAGGTTTATCGTTGGGATTGATCGTAGTAAAATGCGTCTCTATGATGTAGACCAATCAGCGCAGGAAGGATTAGTAGATGATCGCCCAGTGATGGATAAGGGCAAGTTCATGGAGGAAGAAAATGAACGACACAGACCAAGGGGTAAGTTCGACAGGTCCAAGTTCGAGGGCTTCAAGTGATCGAGAGTTTAAATTAAAAATGGCAGATGATATTTGGATTAAGGTAAAAGGATTTCCTATTCCTGATTGTTATTCCGAGGAAGACCGATTGGGTATATATGAGCGATATTACCATAGAGCAGTAGCAATGTCACAGGGAGAATAAGATGATCGTATGTTCCTGTAACTATATTGATACTGTTGACATCAAAGCGGTTCTAAATTATGGAACAGAACCAACTGAAGAACAGGTTCTTAATATGCTTGCATGGACGCCAGAGTGTTCCTATTGTAAAGAACTAATCACTAATGAAATCCGTAAATGTATTCAGGAGATGAGTCATGGCAGTTAATTACAGCACTATTGAGGTCGGTGGAAGTTATGTTGTTGAGGAAAAGCAGACGGGTCATTATGTCTATTTCGCCGATACAAAGGAACAGGCAAGAAAAATGATGAAACATTTGAATCTTGGTGGTGGTTTTGATGGCCACACTCCTGCGTTTGTGGCAAATAAACCAAATATAAAAACGAATTAATTTTTAAAATTTCGCCTAAATTTATCGTTGATGGCCTTAATTCTAGACTAAATAATATTAGCAAGAATATGTAGTCCACTAAGTGGAAGCGGCACGAGCCATCATAGAAGGGGCAACGGAATAGTCTGGAGAAAACGGTGGGGTTCCGCCAGACCATATTTTTGTTAGACGAGTTCGGGGGAGCAGAAATGCTCCCCTTTTTTGTTTTTATAAATATGAGAAAATATCCATTTAAACGAGGTTTATATGTTAGGATTTTCTCAATATCTAGTTGAAGCTGCTGGAAAAGCTCTCAGCGCAAGCGTTAGTGGTATGAAAACCAAAGGTCATATTAAAAGATATATATTACCCTTTCTTTCTAGCCAACAGAAAAAACAATCTCTTCTTGATTTGGGAAATTATTTTTCAGAAAAAGACGTTCAAGATTCGAATCAACATAGTCATGGTGAACAACATGATCCAAAGGCTAAACAAACTCATTTTCTCTCTTCTAAACATGGTCAGCATGAAAAAGGGACTGGCGTAAGAGTTACTGGTGTTTATAATGACAATGGCACTATTATGGCCAGAACTGCTAATCATGGAAATATGCCTATTTCTAAATTAGGAACTCCTGAAAAATTAGCAGGAAAACAAAAATCCAAACATGGTTTAGAATTAGAACCAAGATTGCAAACAAGTATAGATCCATCAAGAAAACCAGCTGGTTCTACAAAAACCGCACATGATTTTTCTGCAGGGGATACAAGAAATGGCGGGAAGGCTGTTAGAGGTAAAGCCGTCAAAGGAAAAGAAGTTGCAGGAGAAGAATCTTTAATTAGAGGTGAGGCTAAAACTACTAAAGCTGATAAACCAGCAATGGGAACATCAGAACTCCATTATGATCCAGAGAAAAAAAATTGGGCTATAACTAATGCAGGTGTTTCAAATCAATTTTCTAGAGCCACAGTCAACAATGAAAAAACTGAAGGCAAGCCTATGTCTCTTCTAGATTATTTAAACAAACACCATGCAGATGGAAATATTGATAAAGGGTTCAGCGCAAGGGCTAATCCTGGTACAACTGTTGAATACTTAAAAAATGCAAACTCAAACGCTTTACACCTTCATAGATATAAAGAAGATGATAACGGTAATGTTACCGAAGAGCATGGCACAACCTTTACGATCGGAGACAACAATCCTTTAAAAGACAAATTAGGAATGGCTCATTTAGGAGAAGCTGATCTAGATAGATTAGATGGTTCTCTTAGAATAGAAAAAAGTAGACCAAAAAGAAATGGTGGTTCTATAACTACAGTTAAACATAATCCAAATCCTACAGTTTATAGAGAATATGCAACGCATTCAACAAATAATCCTGAAACTAGTATTGGTATTCATAATACAGAACATGGAGCAAAAGTAAGAGAAAGATTAAATTCTATTCTTGATGATGCTGATAAAAGAGGTATAGATCATAGCGTGTTTACCAATAATGTTTTCAGTAACAGCACAGTTGCTGATAGAGCAGAAGAAACTAAAAGAAAAAGATTGACGTATAAACGTCCAGGTACTGGTAGAGTTCCACAAACTGGTTCTCCAATAGCAACTGCACCAAGACCTGGTTTAAATCCAGAAGCTGAACATAGTGGTAGATCGTTTTATACACCGCAGGAAAAACTTCATATGAAAGGTTTAGTATAATGAGAATGGATTTTAAGACTTTTCTTGTAGAAGGAAAATCTGTTCAACAAACAACAGAACAAAGAACACATTCAGAACATGTTAATCATCTACCATTTGATGGTCATGAAGCCATGGCTCAAGTGCATGATACTATGACAAGAATGCATAATTATCTTCTTGGTAGAAAAAATAATATTCCTAAACTTGTTTCAACTAAAATTGATGGCGCCCCAGCTATACATTTTCTTAAAGATGAGAACGGTAGAATCGGTATTGCCACTAAAGGTGTGTTCAACAAAAACCCAAAGATTGCATGGACACACGAAGATGTTACTAAACATTATGGTCATGCTCCTGGGCTAGAAGAAATTATGCATACTATGTTAGATCATGGTCATAAAATTCTTCCTGCTGACATGAAACCGGGAGAAATGTACAAAGGAGATGTTCTTAAAAAAGCTGGCAGAAGCGATGGACATTCTGTATTACACAGTAATCTTTTAAGATATAAATTTCCTAGAGGTTCTAGCGAAGCAGATCAGATTGATAGTTCTAAAGTAGGTATTGCTTTACACACATATTATGACAGAAAAGGTAGAGCTTCTGCTATAACCCCACAACAACGTGCTAAATTCCGTAGTCATCCAGATGTGTTTAATTTAAATCCTGACGTTCAAGTTAATCCGGAAAATTATACTCCAGAAGAACAACAAGAGTTTAACACTCATATGGAAAACGCTAGATCAGAATACCAGCGTTTGAAACCAGAAGCGTATGATCAAGTTGGTCATCATAATATGGATATGAGAGCATATGCTAATGACGTTGTTAGAAGAGGGACCAATGAACCTTTAACAACGCAAGGATACGTTGATTTTCTAACTCAAAGACATAAAAAAGAAATAGGTAAATTTAAGACACAGGGAACTATTGACAGAAAATCTCAGGCGCATTCTGCAAATATAAATGAGATTATGAGAAATAAAGAACATTTTGATAAACTATTTAAAATTCATGATCATATTCAGAAAGCTAAAAACGTCCTTGTTGGGGTTATGAACAAGAATGCACCTTCGCACGTAGAACTACCTAATGGTCAGCCTACAAATCACGAAGGTTATATGACAGACAACGGAATTAAATTAGTGAATCAAGACGATTTTACTAGAAATAATTCTGCTTATGGTATGGTCCAACAAGCAAAACAAACTGTCAAAGAATCTCTTTATGAAGATATTAAATTGCCTGTTAAGAAAAATGTTACATTTATGGGTAGAACACAACCACCTCATGGAGGTCATTTACATGCAGTAGAAGGAGCAATGGACCATGCTAATAAAATTGGAGCTTCTCATACAATTTTATTGACACATACACACAATAAAGACAATCCTTTAACGCCTGAACAAAAATTAAAATACGCTCAGAAATCTTTTCCTGGCGCCAATATACAAATGACTAGCCCAGAATCACCATCACTACTACATCATGCTTCTAAATTGTATGCAGACGGCATTAGAGATTTTACTATTTTTGCTGGACCAGAAAGATTACCAAGCTATGAAAAACTATTAAATTCATATAATGGTGTTAAAGGACCACATGGTTACTATAAATTTGATAATATCAATCTTCAATCCTCTGGGGATAGAGATCCTGATGCAGAAGGTGTTGAAGGAGCATCAGGAACAGCTATGAAAAAAGCAGCGGTAGCTGGAGATACAGAAACATTTCATGCAATGGCTTCTCCATATATGTCACCAGCTGATAAAACCAGAATGATGAAAGACGTTCAGGCTGGACTTGCTAAGTTTGCTAAACCAAAGAAATTAAAAGAAGAAACTACTTCTGCTGGTGATGCTGTTCGTGGAATGGGCGATGTTTCTGGTAATCCAGCAGTTTCTGAAGATCCTTTACAACAATATATATCTACTAATGTATTAGCAAAAGATCAACAGAATGGCGCACTATTGAAAATGATGAAACAATCACAAAGTAGTTTATTAGGGTTCAAAGAATTTACACCTATGTCTAGGAGTGGAGCCATAGAATATTTTGATGACGACGACAATCACAATCCGCTTCTTAGAGATAAGATACGAAATACGGGTAAAAAGAATAACGTAACCAGAGGTTAAATAATGGCACAGTTCCGCAAAGACACACATCAATATCTAGCAGATGGTAAAACAATTTATGAAGTGGTAATGCTTGCCGACCAGTATGGTAATCTGGTTGGACCTGCTAATCCATCAGGAATGTCAGTTGACGGGTTTGGGCGTGCTAGAAGCTCTCAACCATTTACTCTTTTTGATTCTTTTCATAGATACAAGGATAATGGAAAAGTAAATGCTGCAAACAGTGCGGGTGGAACATATCAATTCAATGCCAATACATCATCAATTGATTGTACTGTAACAACTACCTCTGGCGCATATGTTTATCGTGAGACCAAAAAGGTTTTTGCTTATCAACCAGGTAAATCGTTACAGATCATGGCAACATTTGTGATGAATCCTGCTAAAACAAATCTGCGTCAACGTATTGGATATTTTGGAACAGAAAATGGATTCTATTTAGAGAGATCTGCCGCAACAACTAGCGGTGTAAGTTTTGTTAAGAGAACAAAAGTAAGCGGCGTTGTTCAAGATATTCCTGTAGATCAGGCTGATTGGAATATTGACAAATTAGATGGGACTGGACCATCATTATTAACTCTAAACTTAGATAATCCACAAATTCTATTCATGGATATAGAATGGCTTGGTGTTGGTTCAGTTCGTATGGGATTTGTTATCAATGGAGAATTGATTCATTGTCATTCGTTTCATCATTCAAACCTTACATCTTCTCCTAAAGGCGCATATATGCAGACTGCATGTTTGCCATTAAGGTTGGAGATAGAAAACACAGGAACAACTGCATCAAATAGCACATATATACAAGTATGTTCTACAGTAATATCTGAAGGCGGTTATACTTTAGCAGGAAAACCAAGAGTTGCTGCTTCTAATTTAACTTCTGGAGTGGAATTAGTTACGCCAGGAACATATTATCCTGTTGTTTCAATCAGATTGAATCCTGATTACCCAGACGCTATAGTTATTCCTAAACAAATTGATATGCTACCCCTAAAAGCAGCAGAATACCAATATAAAATAATTAAAGGCGCAACGATCAACGGCGCAGTATGGGCCAATGTTGCAACAGATTCTGTTGTTCAATATAATTCTAATAGCACCGCTACTATTTCAGGCGGAGAAGAATTAAATACAGGGTATGTTACATCTACTGTTCAGGGTGGTGGTTCTCTTAATTTCTCTAGTGGTGAAATCTTTCAATATCAACTCGAGAGAAACACCTTCGCTAATACTACTACGACTCTTACCCTTGCAGCTACTTGTCGAACAGCTACCAGTAACGTCGCTGCAGCTATAATGTTTGAAGAAATCACATAAATTATAAATAGAAAGTCAATGCGATAAGGTCATCGGCAGACTCGCATATATAAGGAAAGCCCAAGGGAAACTCCGTATGAAGAAATATAACGATTATACATCTCAGCTAGTCGGCGAGTCTGTCGAGGCCATTTTATCCGACAAGGCCAAGTTATCTCTTTACAAAAAATCCTCAAATTCAGACATTCCAGTCAGTATACTTGAAGAAGTATACCGTAGAGGATATACAATCTGGAATGATAAATTCGGCGGAACACCAGAACAATTTGCATTTGATAGAGTGAATTCCTTTATTGCCGGCGGTTTCGCAGCCCAGTTAGACGAAGATCTAAGAAACTGGTTTAATCCAAATCATCCTGAAGGCGGATGGAAAAGAATCAATTCAAAAGGTGAAGCAATTGGTCCATGTGCCAGAGAACCTGGCGAACCAAAACCAAAATGCATGTCTAATGAAAAGATCGCAAAATTATCAAAGAAAGAAAGAGCAGCTGCTGTTGCTGCTAAAAGGAGACATGATCCAGTGGCAGATAGACCAGGAAAAGGCGGAAAGCCAGTAAACGTATCTAATT